TGAATCTTGGCCCAGAGTGGCTAGATAAATATGTTCGTGTAGTTTTAAAAGAAGCATCTTCAATCGCCTTAGAAGAAGCTATTGTTGCTGGTACAGGTAAAGATATGCCAATCGGTATGTTAAAAGATTTAAAAGGTAACGTAGTAGATGGCGTTTATCCAGATAAAGCAGCAACAGCAATCACTGATTTAAAGCCGAAAACTCTAGGCGAAAAAGTAATGTACCCACTTACAAATGGCGGTAAGCGTAAAGTTACGAATGTAATTTTACTTGTTAATCCAGCTGATTACTGGTCGAAGTTTTTCCCAGCAACAACAGTTTTAACGGCTAATGGTACTTATGCTTACGGTGTATTACCAATTCCAGCAACACCGATTCAATCGGTTTCAGTGCCAGTTGGTAAAATGGTCGCTGGTGTAGCAGCTGATTACTTTTTAGGTGTCGGTTCTAATCAAAAAATCGAACACAGCGATCATGTGAAATTTATTGAAGATGAACGTGTTTATGCTACAAAAATGGAAGCGAACGGTTTCCCAGTTGACAACAATAGCTTCTACGTATTCGATATTTCGGGCATTACATCAGATGTAACACCTGATACAGTCTAATAAAAAAAGGTAAACAAGTAAACTTGTAAAAAAGTTTACTTGTTTACAAGTTTGCGAAGGGAGCGAAAACGCATGAAAGCAACAGTTGTAACACGTTTTAACGATGCTATTTTAAAGCGTGTTTTTGAGGTTGGCGAAGAATATCCAGCCAAAGAGGTTGGCGAAGAGCGAGTAGAATTGCTATCCAAGCCACACCCAAAAACTAAAAAAGTATACATTTTTGTTGAGCAAGCAGAGCAGCAAGCCGATAAAGTGCCAGCAGCAGAGACAGTAGCTGAAAAGCCGAAACGTACACGCAAAGCACCAGCTAATAAAGATGGTGAATAGCCATGCCTGAAGAAGTAACTGAAAACAACTTAGACCAACAGCTATTTGATGAATTAAAAAACCATTTGCAAATCACATGGGATGATAGTGCGACAGATAACCGTTTAAATACTTCCATCAGAAACGGCAAGCGATTCTTTAATGAGCTTTGTGAATTTGAATTTAAATTCGCTGAAGGCTCAACTGAACGTGAGTTGTTAATGGAGCGTTGTCGGTACGATTGGAACAATGCATTAGACGAATTCAAAGTGAACTATAAAAGCGATTTAAGCAAGCTTATTATGGATATCGCTATTTTGCAGTATGAGGAAGCGAAAGCTAATGAACAAACAAATTCGTGAAACATTGAATGATGGCATTTTATTTTATGGTCGCAATGTTACGAAACGTAGCGCAACAGGAAAGAATATCGGCACAGAATTTAAGCAAGAAGGCAAATTGCATTTTCAAGAAATGTCGCATCGTGAGCAAGATTACAGATTAGTTGATGCATTAACTTCTGTATTGGATTTAAAAGTAAAAACGTATTATCCACCCGATTTTAAAAATATCCAAAAAACCGATTTGATTGTTCGAATCGGGTATACGCAGTATGAAGTCATTCGTGCAGATCCAGACCAAGCACGTGTTTATTTATTTTTATATTTACAAAAAGTAGGTGAAATTGATGACATTGAATCCGAAGGCGAAGGATTACATGAAGTCACAGAAGGAGCAACTGGTGAATGAAATTAAAATGGCTTTTCCTAATGTGCCGTTTTATGAAGATGAAATTGCCGAAGATGAAGAAAAAAAATTCGTCAAAGGTAAGTATTTAGCTTTCGTTTTATCAATGGGCGATTTTTCACCGAACGAAAACGAAAGCGTTCTTTCACAAGATGTGTTTATTGATTACTATTCTGAAAATCGTGATGATGTTGATGAAATGATACTAGATATTATTGCTACTATGAAAAAAGTGAAGACATTCAAGTTTGTATCAGCTGAAAAAGTTCGTGCTCGTGTAAAAGATACAAAACGCTTCATTGATGTAGTAAGCATTGAATTTAGGCGGTCATTAAAAGTTGGCTGTTAGTTTCGAAGTCGATTCATTAGCCATTCAGCGACTATCAGAAGCGATTGAACGATTGCCAAATAAGGCAGAATCAGTTATCAATAATACACTCAAAACAAAAGTAAGTGCACGTATTACGGACAGGATAACTCCATTAATACCAATTTCACGAGAGCGTCATGGTGGCGGTACTCGTAATAAAAAGCATGCTCGAAATGTAAAATGGAGCACAAAAGAACAAAAAGAAAATCTTTCAATCACTGTAAAGTCAAAAGGCGGAGCAGCAAATAAAGTCGGCTCATTTGGATATCTAGTCTTTCCGAATGAAGGGCGCGGTAAATATAATACACGTTCGATTGAATTCATGGAAACAGGTCTTAAATTATCTACGCCAGATGGTATTGCAGATATTGAAACAGATTTAATTAAAACGATTCAGGAGGAATTACAATGACAACAAAAATCGAAAAATTCCATCCAGTTAGTATTGGCAATGCATCAGTGCAATTTAAAGGCACTAATGGCTATGAACCTGGAACAAGTTTCGGCTGCATCGGATCAGCAGAAGGTGAAACTGAAATTTCATTAAAGCAGCTGAAATGCGGCGCAACAGTTTTAAAAGAATTAAGCAAGCCAGCTAAACAAACATTAACAGTAGTATTAGCGGATGTACCAGTAGACGTAGTACGTTCAGTTTTCGGTCTATCTAACGAAGATTTAAAACCTGGCGTTTACGCTTATGGCGTTAACTCGAAAGGAAAAGGCTTCATTTTTACAGCTGATGTACTAGATGATTTCGAAGATGTAAATAAAATGATGGCTTGGCCAAACTGTTCTTCAGCGACAGGCTTCAAAATTTCAGTTGATAATGGGGCAGATGAAGTTGCTAATATTGAATTCGAATTAACAGCTTTACCAGATGCACATGGTCAAATTGTATATGAAGCATTGGTTGATGAAGTAGAAGATGAAACAGTGAAAACACAATGGCATACAGCGTTTACTCGCGAATTAGTAGCGGCAGTAGAAACAGTTTAATAAAAAATCAAAAGTAGGGACGTTCTTTCAAGAGCGTTCCTTTTTATATGGAGGAATAAAAATGGCCAAAAAAATCTATTCAATTGAACTAAAGGAAGTTGAAATTTTACCAGTAGAGGGTTCAGAAGAATTCGTTGAAGTGGTAAAAAAACAACGAAAATATCCAGTGTTTTTAACTAATTTTTCGCTATCTCGTGGACGTGATATGGGGATTCTAAAAACGTCTTTAATGTCAGATTTATTGCTGATTAAGAATAAAACAGATAATTCAAATGGAAAAACTGAAGAAGATGTTGCAACAGATGTAATTGCAGATATTGAAGAAAGCAAGATGTTAGATGTTATCTATCTTGCATTTGTTGGCGCAAATCCTAAATCTAATATGACAAAAGATGAATTTTTGCAACAATATCATGCGGATTACACAGAAAAGTTAATGCTTTATTTTAACATCATTGCAGCAGCAGTAAGCGCAGATCCTAATGCTTTTTCAAAAAGCTTAGAAAAATCAACAGCAACAAGTGAAAAAAAGTAAAAAAGCCAAACTTAAATATTGAATGCGTAGAAGATTTGTACGCTTTATATGTTAGCGGTGCTGGAATTAATCACGATTATTTTTGGCACGAGCCAATTGCAAATGTAAGGCGTACATACGAAAGTATTTCAGCATATAAGGCTTGGCAAAACAATCCTGTTCAAAATTAATGTGAGGTGTTAGCATGGCGAATCAAAATGAAGCTCGCGTTACCCTCAAGCTTTTCAACCAAGATTTTAATGCAGCAATGCAACAGACGAAAAGTGAAACTAGCCAGCTGAATAAAGAATTTGAATTGCAAAAGCAACAAATGCTAATGACAGCAACTGAAACAGAAAAACTTGCAGCGAAGCTTGATTATTTGAAAGCAAAGCAAGATATAGCTGCTAATGCTACCAGAGCGACAGCCGAGCAATATGAAAAAGTAAAAGCTCAATTCGGTGAAAACAGCATTGAAGCTGAAAAAATGGCTAAAGCATTGTTAGAAGCACAAATTGCTGAACAAAAATTAGCAAATCAAGTAACACAAACTGTTCAATCGTTAGAACGAGCAGAAGAAGCTCAATTAAAATTGAGTAATTCCACAAATAAAATAAAAGATGAAATTAAGCAGTTAGAGAAAGAATTTGAATTGCAAAAGCAACAAATGCAATTAAATTCAACAGAATCAGAGCAACTAGCAGCATAGCTTGATTTTTTAAATAATAAGCAAGATTTATTAAGGACAGCTACACAGCAAACAGCACAGGAACTAGAACGCGCAAAAGTCAAATTTGGCGAAAACAGCGTAGAAGCACAACGATTAGCTTCACAATTACTTGACGCTCAAATTGCAGAACAACGTCTCGCAAATGAAGTTAGACAAACATCTACTGCATTAAATCAGTCGGAGCAAGATTTACAAAATGTTGGTTTAGCTGCTCAAAATGCAAGCAGCGATATAAAAGGCTTTGGTGGTGAAATGGCTAGCGTTATCGGTGGACTTGCAGCTGGTGGCGGTATTGCGGGGGTAGTTGAACAGGCTCTTGATTTATCTAGCTTAGAAACGAAAATTGACATTACTTTTGATGTGCCAGAAGAATCGAAACAATCCGTCTTAGAAGCGGTAGAAGGCATTGGCGCATATGGCGTAGAAGCAGAAGAAGCACTAGA